GTTCGTAGTGACATCTGTGCTCAGTGGGTTAAAGTATTCATGAAGGAGAAACTATAGTATGGCTAAGTGGACAATAGATGGTGTTGGTAAATGTAAACAACACGAGTATGACGACTACCATGAGGAAGTTGACAACATAAACGAACCCCCTCACTACGGTAATGGTGAGATCGAATGTATTGACTACATGAAGGACAACATGGACCCTCTGATGTTCATGGGCTACCTAGAGGGTAACACTAAGAAATACCTGCACCGTTACCGATACAAAGAAACACCACTGCAAGACCTACGTAAGGCACAGTGGTATCTAGACCGTCTAATTGAAGAGATGGAAGGAGAGTAAAAGAAAAGCCCCTTGGATTTCTCCTTGGGGCTTTAACTTTATTTCTTCTTGATTGGTTTCTTCTTTGTACCCTTACCGTAGGGCATCTTCTTACCGTTCTTAACTGGCATATCTATCTCCTTACCACTTCACCTTGTTAGCCCAGTACGCAGCTGACATCTTACCCTTGGCGATGTTCTTAGCATGACGTGCCTTGAATGCTTCGTTACGTTTAGATCCATCTGGGCTACCCTTGGCACCCTGTTGACCGAAACGAATAGTCTTAACTTTGTCACCAACCTTAGCCACGACGACATGTGACTTAGTCTTATGACTAGGGGTAGCCTTAGGTTTGTTGTAACCTGACACCCCTGCGTTCTTTAGTCTTGTGTCTTTCTCTTTAGCCATTAAAACTTTCCTTGCTGTTTACCTATGTAGAAGAGTAGTATAAGTAGACCAGCTGCTCCAGCTAAAGTAAATAGAATACCTAACGTCACATTGACACACTTATCAAAGAACTCTTGTTTCTTATAGACAAGCTCTCGTTGTTCCTTACGCATCTTAGCCTCAGTACGTACTATCTCATCCCATGCTGATGGACCATGTACGAAACTGATGTAGCTACGTAGCTCCTCACGCATTTCCTTAGCCTGTTGTTTACAGGACCAAGCTTCCAAGGCCTGACTTTGTGTGTCAGAGAACATCTTATACATAGGTGGCTTAGAGGCTTGCTCATGTGCAAAGTCAAGGTCAGACAAAGCTTTGGACCACTGGTTCAGTTGAGAACCCATAGAGGAGATTTCCTTGCCTACTTCAAAGCCTTTCTTGATAGCTTTGTAGGCTGTACTGGCGGCTGCTATGCAAGTAAGTGGGTCCATTACCTAGGGTCATCCCTATTAGATACTCTCTCCATCATAATCCTGATAGACTTTATGTTCTCATCTATCCTAGCTAGTGTAAGGGCTTGAGATTGTACTACTTCCTCTAAAGAACCAAGACGAACATCCTGTCTAAGCAGTTCTTTCTCGTTGTTCTTGATGTTGTTGTCCATCGACGATACATACCAGACCAATGACACAGTTTGTAGGAAGATAGCTACAACAAATGTTAGTGGTACTGACTTAGATAGATGCCATTCTTGTTCGTTCATTTGGTAAACCCTGCTCCGAAGTATAGACCAACAATGGCTGATACTATGTGTGTGTCTAGTGGTGTGATGACAAAGCCATAAGCTGCTTTCCACTGTATTGCCTCGGTAGTACCGAACAACCAGTTAAAGAATCCACCCTGCATTTCTGTGTAACCAACTACGACACTGACTTCAGGGTACCATACAGCTACGAGCTTAGGTAGTACGATGATAGAGAACACAGCTGACAGTGCAATGATACGTCTTGTCCATGCAAAGTGTTTGTCATTCTTGCCATGCTCTCTGGCTTTGTTAACGGCACCAATGAGTGCCTTCTGTTGTTCGTGTTTGTTCTTCATAGACTGACCCCAGATGGACATTACGCCACCAAGGATTGTTGAGAATAACATTGTGATTAGTTCTAAAGGTAATCCAAACATTATTCTTCCTTAGGTTTAGTGTCTCTTGCGGCTCTAGCTATAGCCTCACCTCTGGTAACCTTACCGTCTTTGTTTAAGTCAAGAGGTTTGTTCTGTTTATATGCTTGAGTACGAATGTTTGTGTTGTTGTAGATAACATAGTCGTCATCTTTACCCACAGCTACAGGTAAGTGGATAGCCATGTACACATCACCGAAGTCTTTCATACGTCCCTTGTAAGGCGTCAAGTACTTCTCTACGTAAACCATCTGCTCTTCTCTTGTCATCTTAGCTAGTGCAGCTGTAGACGTACCGAGACCCTTGGCTGTTGACTCAATAAATTGAATCAAACCTGTGGCTGAACCTGTAGGGTTCTTAATGGAAGTACTGAAGGTACCCCCTGTCTCGAAGTGCATAGCACGAAGCAACTCCCCTTCAGGGATACCTAACTTAGTTGACGTTGATGCAACAGATGCCAAGAAACCTGTGTCACTCTTTACATCCTCAGGTATTTCCGTAGGAAGTAATCGTCCTTCCTGAACCTCAGGGGTAGTTTCTTCAGGTACAGGAGTAGGCTCTACTTGAGGACGTGCTTGAGGTCGTAGTGATGCACCCTCTCCAAGGGTAAGTTCTACTTGAGGACGTGCTTGAGGTCGTAGTGACACACCATTTTCAAGAGTAGGTTTACTAGGTGGTTCAGTTAAGGACTGCGTAATACCAGCTTCCTGTTGATCTAAAGCTGCTACCTCAGCTGAACGTCTAGAAAGTTCTGTCATATCAGCCAGTGTCTTGACAACCTGAGCACGTTCGTTATCTATGACAAGACCAGCACGGTCCTTAAACCAAGAGACATCCTTACTGGCCATTGCGCTGTTCTCCTTTGACGTAAACATTACCGTCAGGACCAGTGAAATACTGACCGTCTTCAAGAGTTGCGAATAGTTTCTCATCTGTATCTGTGTCATCTGACCACACGATCTGCATTGGGTTGTCTGCGTTATTGCCAACTAAAGTTGGTAGACCTACAGGCTTGATAGCAATAGCTTCAATAGCATCTGTGTTAACGCCTAGTCTCTTAAGTTGTTTAGGGTAGTAGGAAAGCTTACGAGCAATCTCTTGAACCTTAGAGTAGTCCATGTAAACGTTTCTAAGCTTAAAGCCTGTGGCTTCTAGTGCTGCACGTTCTTGTGTTGACATCTGACGGTTACGTGCACTACGGTTCTCATTGACAACCAATGCTGTCACGTCACCTTTGTAGTACTTGTTAGCCAAGGTACGAACCATGCTGTTAGCTTCTTTACCGATACGTGTCTCACCCTCAAGAGTACGAGCATCAAGGTCATACTCAATCTTACCCAAGGCTGTCACGTTGAAGAAAGAGGACTTCAAGGAACCTGACGCAGTTGTAGCTACGATGCTGTACTGTGCTTTTAGTGCATCTTGAAGGCGGTTACGAGCTAGTTTAGCAGCCTCAGGATCAAGCCTCTCAACAGCTTTAAGTTTGTTCAGGACATTATCATGGACTACTTCATCCAAAGTTCTTTGATCAAAGGGCATACCTGATGTAGCTATGTTAACTGTAGCTTGACCGATACCGTTAAGGAAGTTCTCTCTGTGAGCTGGATCATTCATACCTTCAACAGTACTTAGACGGAGTTTCTCTGTAGTTGCAAAGAACACAGCATCTTTACGTGAGGTATTAGTACGGTCAGTAGCCTTTTCGATCTCTTCCTCGTTATGTAGGACTGTCTCAACGATGGTCCCATCAGCTCCTGAGATAGGCTCTGCCCCATCAGGAGTGAAAGAAGGAAGGTCAGTATATATTGTATCTTCAACTTCCATATTGTTAAGGGTCTTCATAACCTCAGGGTACTTCTGAGCTGCATATGTAGACAAGAACTGTGTGTCACCTGACAAAAGAACAGAGGCTAGTACAGGATCAGTCTCACCGATCTGACGTGCTTGATCCATGAGTGCCTTCGTGATAGGCTCAAGTATATCAGCTTTCTCTTGGGTCAGAACGTCCTCGTCATAAGACATAATAGTCGTCATCAAACCTTCAAGTGTCTCAACCTGAGCTTGAATACCTTGGTACGCCTCGGCTGACACTTGAGATGGTTTAGATAGTATAGCCTTAACTCTAGTTAGCTCAGCCTGTAGTTGGACCAGACGTTCAGGACGTACATTACCACCCTCAGTCTCAATCTTAAGAGCTGAGAAGGCTAGGGAACGTATGTCACCTAGCATGGAGTTAGCATGAGGTACAAATGTCTGTAGGAACTCTGACTCAGCAATGTTTTTAGAGTTGACAAGGTACAAGGCTGCTGCCTCGTTCTTCTGCACAGCTGCCATAGCATTGGTGTACACGTCTTCTTGAGTAAACGGTTGACCAGTAGCACGTAGACCAGCCTCAGCTTGGTATAGGTAAGCAGGGTTCTTTTGTAGCTCCTCAATCGTAGAGTTGATAGCATCTTGCTGAGGATTGGCATTGAGGTAGTTAACGTCAATACCTGTTGTCATCTTGATCATCTTGGACTCAGCTTCACCTACTTCACCACCTTGTGCAAAGTGGCTAGCAAGAGCTGAGTTTACAGCTGTACGTTGTTGTAAAGGACTCATGCCCTTCGTACCCTGTATGGACTGAGACAATGCAGCGAAGGCCTCACGGTTGACACTAGCCTCAGTAGGAGCTGTCTTCTTAGTTGCAGCTGCATAGTCATCAAGGAGTCCGAAGACCCCTTTACCTAGCATGTTTAAGCCCTGAGCAGCAGCAGCTGTCTCGGTTGTACTTGGGGCTGTGACACCCTGTTCGAATGCAGCACCTGCATCACCAATATCTACAGCAAATCCAGCCATGTTCTATCCTTAATTTGTTTGTGATTGTAGAAGCTGGGCATCGTACTCAAGGCCAAGGCGCATAGCATTCTTCATGATGTCAGGGATAACCGCAACGTTGATTAAACTTCTCTGTGTCTGACCTTTTAGTTGGTTCGACATAGGAGAAGCCCAAAGTTCATCGGTCACTTCTGTCCAGAGTTTAGTTCCCCGTACTATATCAGCTTGACTCCCAGTTGTCAATAGTGTATTAGCTATGTTAGCTTTCTCACGTAGACGTTTGATCAACTCTTTGTTAGCTGTATTAGCTTTGTAGGACATTTCGTTGTAGTCATAGAAGTTCTGTACAGGAGCTGGGGTAGCACCAAACAGAACAGCAGCACCAGCCTGAGGGTCTAAACCACCAACAGCTAGCCTACCTGTACGGCTACGGTAGTTACCTGTCTCAATTAGCTCACGTATCTTCACAGCTTTGTCAACTGTAGACAGGTTACGTAGTAGTTGTGACAAGTCATCACGTACCATTTCGGTACGACCACCGAACATAGCCTTAACTGCTCCACTTGCAGCTGATAGGATGTCACCTGAGATTTCACCAGATGGACCAAACAGTGTTGTGACAAGATCGTCTTCGAATAGCTTCTTGTAGGTGTCTTGGATCTGACCTAGTGGTGCTACACGTTGAGCATATGCTGTCTCTGTGTTTAGCATGTTAGACAGTAGGGCATCAATCATACCATACTTGATACGGTTGTGTACCTTAATGGTCTCTGAGTCCTGAGGGTCCATACCTAGCTGCTCAACCACATAGCCTGTCATCTTACCTGCACCCAAGCCTGTCAAACCGAACATCGGTCCCATGACAAGGCCCATACGTACTCGTTCACCTACTGTGAAGTTACGACCAATGACGATATTCTCCATGGCACGAAGAGAGAATGACAACCACTGGGTTGGCACACGCATCGGTCCACTTTGTACCAAGGTACGGGACTGAGATGTCATACGGAATGTTAGGTCTTGTTCACGGTTAGTTATCCAAGTCTTACCTTCAGGTGACATAGGGTCAATGTTAGGACGTTTAGCTCTGTGCTCAAGGAAGGCTGTGATCAAACCTGTAGTACGAGAGATACGTTCACCTTCCTTAAAGAAAAAGGTTGATGTATCAAGGAATGTATTGACAGCTTGACCAGCTTTACCTGTCATTGTGCTAGCTGCACCGAACTTAGTTGGAGCCTGAAGTTCGATTACTTGGTTGTCAACAATGTTACGACCACTCTCGTCGATATACTGGATAAGAGTTCTAAGTTCTGTCTCATCTAGCTTTGTACCCTTAGCTAGGCGTTTGATAGCCATAGCTCTCGTAGCTGGGTCACCTAGGCTGGTGATCATAGCTATAGGTGTTGTCAACCCCAAGGCTTTAGAACCTTGTACAGGTGAAATACCTACAATAGTCAAGGAGTGTAGACCCTGAAGCATGAACTGGTCAGGGTTAAAGAAACCAAACTTGGAGTAGAAGCCAACTTTAAGTAGTTGTGAACTAGGGTCAGCCTTGGTGAAGTCAGCCTTGAAGCCAGTCTTCTCGAATACAGCCTCAGTAGCTGTAGCTGTGAAGCTATCCCACTTGTCACTTAACCATGTTGACTGGTTCAGGCGACGTTTAATAACATCTTGTTGCTCACGTAGCTGTGCAGCCAAGTCGTTGTACTTACCTGTGTTGGTTACCTTGGCACCTAGGAAACGGTTAAGGTAATCGTTCTCAGGTACACCAGTAGGGAACGTAACTGCACCCTCAGCATTCTCAGCTAGCTTAACCCAACCAACAAGTGCGTTCTGTGAAGCTGCACGGTTAGCATAACCAAAGGTTTCAGAGCCGAACTGGTCAGCAATCGCTGTCATAGGGTTAGCATTGGCAGCTTTCTTACCACCGAACTCCATGAGTACTGTGTCACCACGTTTACTGTTTAGACGACGACCAACAACCTCACCGAAGGTAGCACCTACACTAGCTGGATCTTCCCCTGCTTCACGTATTGACACCTTCTCGTCACGAGCCTTACCTACGAATGACTCACGGAACCTGAAGCCATAGTCATCAGCTAGTTTCTGTAAGTCCTCTAGGTCAGTGACGTGTTTGTTCCATGTGTTGTTAGCACGGATAACGTCACCAAGTTCGTCATAGTCAGCTTTACTAAGGTTAAGGTTAGCTATGTCACCAACACCGTTGTTTAACAGGAGTTCTCTGACCTTAGTTGTGATGTTGTTAAGTTCATCAACAGCTTTCATAGCCTGTTCCTTACCGAAGGAACCAAGCATTGTCTTGAAGCCACCTGAGATAGTGTTACCTGAGGCTAGTGTCTGATCTCTAGATGTACCTACGAACCAACGGAACTCAGAGTTAGTACGTGGACCACCAACGTTGTATGGCATCACATCAACACGTTCAAGTACACGTGTAGACTTCACGTTAGTGACATATAAGTGGTCTAAGTGGGTGTTAGGTACCTTGAATACGATCTGGTCAGAACCTAGTTGGTCCTTCGTGAGTGAACGACCAGTCAAGACATCCAAGACTAGTTCATCCTCAGGTACACGAACCTTGTTACCTTCTACACGGTAGACAATATCACCGAAGTCATCTGTGAAGTCAGCATAAACACCACCCTCAGCTACTGTACGCTTAAGGCGTTCAGAGGACTTGAGGTGCCATGAGGCATCGTTGATGTCCTGTAGTGCATCATAAGCTTCTACTGTGGACTTGTTAGGTTTGGTACCGTACATAGTTTTGTACAGGCTCTCGAAGCTAGTGCTGTCAGGAGCTAGACGCATGTGTGACAAATCACCATCACGTAGTTGTTCAAAGAAATCAGCTAGGTTGTCTAGTTCTTTACCCTTAACCTTACGGATAATCTTCTGGTATGGCTTAAAGGTATCACCGATAAGTGCCTGACCAGCCTCAGCCTGTAGGAATTTAGCACCTAGTTTGTCACCTAGACGTAGTGTCGAAGCACCAAATACTTTGTTAATAACATCAGAAACGAATCCACCCTTGTTGAGTACTTCAGCTTGACTTGGAAGACCTAAGACGTTGACACGTTCTTCAGCCTCAACAAACCAACCACGACCTTCTTCACGTTTGACAACGGATAGGCTAGGGTCAGCATCAGCAATAGCCTGAGCATCCATCTTACGTTTAAACGGTGCACCTGAACCGTCCTTACCCATACGAACTACAACCTTGAAGTCATCTGAACCTTCGTCGATTACTCGTTTACTGTTCACGACTACATTGTTAGTTGATTTAGCAATCTTCTCTGCGATTTTAGCTGCTACAAGTTCGATAGTTGGACGTGGGATGTACTCACCGAAGGAACCTCTACGGTTCATCTCTTCGATCTTCTCTACGATGGTGTTCTTACGGCTGTTATTACGCACTGTAACGCCTGTTGGACGTGCTGGTGGGCCTTGGGTAGGGTCTAGCTCTTGAGGGCCTGTACGGCCAGCTGAGGCCTCGTCAGCCTGTACACCTACATCATCAATAGTTTTGGTAATTACATTAGCTGCTGTTACATCGTCACCTAGTACAGCTACCTTGTCTACTGGTCTACGAGCCTTTGACAAAGATAGGAGGGTACCCACTGTGTCAACACCCTGTGTCAGGCCAGCCTTAGCTGCGGAAGCAGAACCAGTTACAATTTTAGTGGCACCCAATGTTGCAATGTCAGCTACCCCGAACAAAGCATTAAGGCCAGCCATCGGGTCGTCACCTAGGTAGGTAGCATCGTTAGCTGTCTTGTATAGGTTCCAGATACTGTCACGGGAGAAGATACCTTCGTCCTTACGTTCTACGATGTACTCCTTAGCCCATACCGTAAACTCATCAGGTGACAAAGTATTGAAGGCTTGTCGTATCTCGTCACCTTCACGGTTAGAACGGAAGGTTACATTCTCGAATGCACCAAGTGTGATCTCACGTAGTACGTTAACGTCAAGGAAGGTTGCAATCTTAGATAGAGCACCTTGGTTGTTGGTCTCAATCTCCTTGGAAACTAGCTTATCCCAGATGTCCATGTTAGACATGGTACGTGCAGCATAGCTGTTAAGGGAGTTAGCATTAACCATGAGGTTCTGAATGAGGGCATACTCACTCAGTGACATATCCTCACCCTTCAAGCTACGTTCCTTGATTAGCTCAGCTACATCCTCAACACTGGTACCTTCATCGAAGGCCTCGTCAATAGCTGCTGTGTAATCGAAGTTAGATGACTTAAGTTTAGCTGCTGTCTCAGAGCTAGCATCACCAGCCATGATCTCAGCCTGAACCTGATCAAGAGGAGTGCCTGATCCAATAGAGATTTCCTGTGCTCTGTCCTGTTCAGCCTGACTTGTAGGGTCACGTACCTCTACCTCAGCTGTAGGATCAACCTCATCAACTAGAAAACTCTCGTTGAATAGCTGGTCTTCTAGTGTTAAGAGAGTCGTCATAGAAAAGTATCCTTACTTTAAGAAGGTCGTAGTCCAGTTAGGTGTGGTGTTTTAAAACTACTTACCACTACCACCCGTGGAGTAGGATGCTGTAGGGTTAATAGTTGTGCCTCCAAAGTTTAAGTTATTAAAACCAGTTTGAATAGCCCCAAGGCCACCAACTGCACTAGCTGTTTGGAAACCAAGACCTGCGTAGGACTGAGCTAGCTGTGCTTGACCACCGAAGCTAGCTGCCTGAGCTGTTAAGCTTGTGTACTGCTGACCAAGGCCTGACATCATGTTACCGAAGCCAAGGTTAGCACCTAGCTGTGAACTAATAGCTGACTGCCCACCAGCTGCACCTGAGCTACCAGCTACGTTAAGAGCCTGTGCTCTAGCAGCAAGTTGTGAACGTTGTGACAAAACCTGTCGGATAGAACTACGGCGTTGACGAGTAGCTTGTTCTCTCTGGATCTGTACCTGAGTATCAGATGCTCTTTGAGTAGCTGCTCCAGCTGCTTTAGATGCTTTAGCTGCTTTGTTGGTCTGAGATACACCTACTACGGTGCCTACAACTGCTGTGATTGCTGCTGTGATTGCCATTTTATTCTCCTATGTACTTAGTGTAGACTCTCTCTGCTAACTCAAAGTTGAGCCGTTCTAGCAAAGGGTCAAAGGGTTTGTGAGCTTTAGTATTTATAACCAGTAAATCGACACCAAGATCTTTAAGGCTATCTTCTACAAACTTGATTAAACGGTACCCTACTAGACCTTTTCTATAGTCTGGGTCAATGTAGATAATATCGTTAACTGCAACTAGGTTATCTTTATAGTGTGGGTGACTCTTAACTATAACAATGAAATAACCCACTAACTTGTCGTAATGCCTTACAGTGTATACACCTAAGTAACCTGCACTGTTTAGAAGTTCGTAGTAATCCCAGTCTGGGTTGAGCTTCATTTTATCTTTATTCAGTGCGATCTCTTCCCAATGTTTAAGGAAAAGCTCATCCACTTCTTCTTTTACTTTGTAAAAACTTTCACGTTTGTATGTAAAGGCTTTGGTTTGTGTCATTAAACTTCCTACTAGTATCTTGGGTTCCTACCTTGGATCATACCCCAACCAATAAGCAAGAAGTCTTTACCTTCTGTACTCTCGTACTTGATACGCATTGATCGGCCATGGCCTCTGATCTTTAATCGTGTGGTGACAACGTCATCAGGGTATGTGAAGTCAGTTAGGTCACTTGGGTTCACAACTACAGGGTACTTAAGCCTGTAAGCTTCCTGAGAGGTACCGAATGTTTCCTTGAAGTCCCAAGCTGTGGAGACCTTCAGTGATGACGGTCTAATTGACTCGTACCCGTCATTCTCGTTACCTGTGAAACCTTCTTCTGTCAACCTACAGTATACCGCAATGTAAGGTGCATTCTTCTTAGTGACAAGATCACCAATGAAGTCATACCCTGTCTCAGCAAAGGATGTGTAGTCTGTGTCACCCCAGTCTAAGAAGTCAGTGCCTGTGAAGCCACCCATAGTTACCTTTTTGGTTGCACCATCACGTATGATAAGAACAACAGCTGGGTCACCTGTGTTGAAGTTTGACACCTGAAGGGAAACAATGTCGTCACCCCCTTGAACTACATCATCGGCACCGTTGTTAGCTGTGACATCAAGTTCAAGAGACTTAGCTCCGAAGCCTGAGTAGAAGGCTAGGCCAACCACACAGTCACTGTTAGATGCTTGATCTGAGATCTTCCATGGGAAGAATGCCTGTAGTGGAATGTCAAGGACAAGGAAGTTATTTAGTTTGGACGTGACAGTTTCATTTGCATCAGGGTAAGCCCAGTAGATACGTTTGTTGATACTGTCGTATGTAGCTGTAACCTTGAGCTTAGCATTTGTGTCGATCTTATCCCAGAAGGTTTGTACCGTAGGGATTGTCAAGTTCTGCTCTGAACCCTGACCTGACACTGGGTCAGTCTGCAAGGTGTGGATACCGAAACGTGACCACCAGAAAGGAACACCATCAGCTGATACAAATGTGTCAGGCTGTAGTAGACCAATACGAGACACACGGTTAACACCGAAGTTAGCTGAATCAAATACACCATCAACACCTGTGACAGCCCATACACCATTCTCAGCAAACACGAACAAGGATGACTGATACGCATATAGCTTCTGGATGTTGACAGCATCTGGAATCTTGAACTCACCACCGTCAGTTGCCAAAAGATCAGGCATGTACTCAGATGTAGGGTCATTTTGTTGGTGACAGATACCTAAGTCCTGAGTTGTATCCATAAGTTTAGAGAACAAGATCTTACCTGCGTTCTCTGCACTATCTAGGCCAGCATAGAACACACGACCAGAAAAGGACTCAACACAACGGAAACGTGAACTCTCCGTTACGGTAGGTACTGCCTGACCAGATACAGCTGCACGGTTCTTATTGAAGAAGTCAAGGATGTAGTGACCGTTACCTGTAAGTGTTGTACCACCGTAGATCAGTTCCCACTCAGCTGAGTCATAAGCACCGTCTGCGTCCTTACCTGCATACCAAGGGTGTGTGAGGCGTTTGGTTAAAGTTGTAGGTGAACCGTTACCTGTGTTCCAACCTGCGTTCTGTGCATCGTACTTACGGGCTGTGCTAGGTGTACTGTCGTTTTCGTAGTACTCAGATGTATCACCCTGCCATTCAAAGTCTCTGATCTTGAAGTCAATCTTAGAGGCAGCAAAGGTACCAGCACCTGAGTCATATGTAAGGGATATGGTGTCAATAGCTGAAGATGAAACAACGAGTGTACCGTTGATAGTTGTGAACTGACACTTAGCTGTCTCAGCACCTGATGAACCTGAGAACTCATATGAACCAAGGTTAACTGAACCTGACACTAACTGGTCAGAGTAAGGTAGATCAGCTTTGTTATAGAAGTAAAGCCTTGCGCCCTTCTGCATGACAAGGAACTCAAGTTCAGCGTTACCATCTACGTTAGTCCAAGATCCTGTAGTCAAGATCTCTGTGTCTGACAAAGTAAAAGAAGACAACACATTGCTGCCTTCTACCTTAGCAGATAATCTGCGTCTACGTGTACCATCACGACGAAGGTCACAGTTAAGTTCGTCTACAGAAGCACCCTCTGGAAACGTAAGTTCAGCAGCCTCAGTAATAAGACCACGAACGAAGTTATTTACTGCCTTTTGATTTAGACTTTGCGGCATCTTTTACCTTCTTACGTTTGTCGAAGTCTTCACTAAACTCGTTCCTACGAACTGTAGCTGACTTACGTTTGGTTTTTAGGTACTGCTCAACTGCTGTCTGTGCTTTAGGTATATTAGAGTACCGACCACTTAGTTCAGCAGGAACACTTCCCTTATCGACAGTAATGACAAAGAAACAGTAACCGCCTATCTCCTTAGAGATGGTTATGGTTGAAAGCATCTTGTCAGTCTTACATACACACGTCTGGTTCTGTGTGTCATGGAAGAACTCAACCATTACTTTCTCCCGTAGTTGTTCTTAATGTTAGCACGACTACTCTTGTGCATGTCGTTCTGAATGTAGGACTTAAGGCGACGAGCTGACTGCTCAACCTTAGGGTCTGACCCACCCTTAAACAAGGAGAAGCAAGCTGACTTAGCTTCAGCCAAGAGTAGTGGCATCATTGTGTTATCTAGGTCTGGCTCATGTGCATCTATCTGACTAAAGGCTGGGTAGGTAGAACCAAAAGCACGTACCTTGCTAGCCTGTAGGGTTGAGTCAATGCTTGAGTCATAAGCATTCATGATGATGTAGTTGTCATCAAATGATGTGTAGTATGAGGGAGGTTCGTTAGAGGTGACAAAGATGTCTAGGTTACCGTCATAGGTCTCAACAAGTAAATCGTCTTCGTCCATACGATCAAGGAAGACCACTGGCTCAACGAAGTCAATAACTCTGAAGTTCTTGTCAGCAGCTGTACCTACGTTGTATTCTATACGTTCAACGTGCTTAGTGTTAGTAGGGTAACGGAAGTGGGTAGGTTTAGCTGAGTCACCCATAGCTGTCAGTGACATCAGCTTGTTATGCTCAGGGATGTCACGAGCTGCAATCATGTTGTAGTAGGTGTCTTCGACTACCGAAGCAATCTGTTGAGCCTCAACCGTATCAGTAATGCTGTTGACACCCTCTGAGTCCATATCACTAAGGATAGACTGTACAATCTGTAGGAGTGTAGTTTTCATTATGTTCTATCCAGTACTACTACAAAACGAAGTGATGCG